GGGGGTCTTTTCCCCCCCCCCCCCCCCCCTCATCATGACCCTCATTATTACAGTATGATTTGGGGGTCGATTGGGGTTTTGCCATAACAGGATAAATTGATATATGATTGATCTCATTGTCTCATACTGTACATTAATAGGTGCGATTCCTACAATTCAAACAAATTCAAACAATGACGACTATTGCGACATCATACAACTTATTTAATTCTCTTCCTCCAGATTTGATTCGTGAGGTATGTGAGTGGGATACAACATATAAAAACGTATTTAGCACAACACTATTCCAGCGGGAGTTAGAAGAAGCCGTTTGGTCGAATCATACTATACAACAACAGTGTGAAGGATTAGTCAGAGAGAAACTCGCGTTTTATAAAAAGAGATTCCAGATTTGGCGTACAGATTGGAGTCTAGTACAGATTCTAACAGGGCAAGTAATGAACAGTAAAACATATGAAGAACTTGATTTGGACAAAGATGTGGAAATCAAGTTCTCACCGTATGGCAAGTTCTTGCGATTTAAAGTAGTTCCGAAAGGATACCAAATCGACGAAACGACATTTTATGATGGGATGTTTGCGAGTAAGAGTATGTCAATGACAAACGCTGATTTACATCACATGTTTTGGGGATATGGAAAGACCCCAGGTACAGTGAAATTAAATGAATTGCCCGAAGATGAACTACGTTTCGTAGATTACATGTGGATATAGATAAAACCAAATATGGTATCGCACATAATAGATAATAAAACTCATTTATTCCAGTATAATATTTTGTGTACTTTCTTACTTTATTAATTAATAACCGTAAATAAATAGTTTCGTTTTTTTTTGAACTTGTCGTACGATTTTTTTTTATTTAAAAAATGCGGTTTTGAGCGCGGTACTCCATTCCACAATAGGACTTTCACCTTTACACTGCGATTTACCAAACATGAATGTAAAATAATCGAAATCCTTTTTATATTCTATTTTCTTTTCACCCATATAGATGAAAAACCCGAATACTGTACTCAATACAAACCCGACTAAGAGACCCATATTTGCCTTATAAATTTGTTGTATGGTTTTCATTTCGGCAGAGGTTTCAACGTCATCTTTTTTTGTCAAGATATCATTAATTTCAATCTTTTTCAAATGTAGAATGTACATTATACCTAAAATGAAAAGAGATATCAGAAAGAAGAACATATTACTATTAACCATTACTAAAAATATACAGTACAAAAATGCAGATGACATAAATGTGTTATTAAAATCAGATTGTTTAGATGGGTCAACTAATACTGCAAAGAATACTAAAGTCAAGAATCCGAATAGGTGTTTAATGAAAACATTTCCCTTTAACAATTTCTGAATTTTACAGGGGAAAAGTTCTGCTAAAAAGTTGGATGTGATAATTAAAATGAAAATAAAAATAGGATGAATCGAGAGAAAATTAGTAGTCCAAGGTTGTTCTGCCATTTTTTACTTGTCTCGTTTTATCGATATATCTTTTTGAGAGAAAAATAATATAAAAATGTGTTCAGATTTACTGTAACAAATATGAATACACAAAACGAATGGTTGTTATCGAATTTGTTGGAATTCTACCAGAATCGAGAATATTTAGAGACATTAAAACAGATTATTAATCGAGAGTATGCGATTAATACATCGAAGAAGTTATCGATTCGCATAGTGAATTGGTTTGTGACAAATTATGCGAAACAACATTTCACAGTATATGAAATTCCTTGTCATACAGACAAACTGATTTCGGAAGAAGATTCTAGACGTTTTTTCGTATGGACTAGTTATAAGTCTACAGAAGATAGTTATTCGAAACAAATGTTTGACCCCTACTGTAGACAACAACGTATTTTGATTCCATATGATGGAGATACGAGGATTGAGACAACGATTGGGCAATTGCATTTTTTCAAGTGGGCGATTATGAATAAAGTGATAGATTACATAATTCAGCATTACGATTCTATTGAGAAAGATATGACAGTTCGGTTAAATAATTCTGTTAAAAAAAAACCGTCTATAAAAAATATTGAGACAACTGGAGATAAAACCCGTAAAAAAAGAGAAGAATTATCTATGAATGCGTGTCGGATTATGAGAAAAGAATTATGTGACCAACCAGTGAAAATGAAATTTTGAGTATGTACTGTACTGTATATTATAGATATTATGCCATATTTCTACAATGTACAAGATATAATAGCAAGTTTTCGGGAATACGAGACGTATGAAAATAGCAATGATACACTTTTTTTTAAATTTATTTTTAAGAAGACAAATATGACAAAGAAGACAAAAGCAAAAAAGTAAACCCGTAAAAATCTCAAGAAGAGAACATGGACACTTCAAAATCTTTAATGTTAGAATTCATTCGTTTCAATTCTTTTACAATAGAATCAAGGTCATTATATATTAAAAATTCGACATTTAATTCTTTTGCGATTTCGTGTTCCGTTCTCTCAAATGAGATGAGTTCTTCTTTCGTAGGAATAAAAATTCCATATTGATTTGTTTCAATAATCATAGGAGAACAAGACGCGAAGAATATTTTTTTACAGCCGAACTTGCGTGCAATGTGTATTATATGTTTCGAGGTATTTCCTCGTATAATGGAATCGTCTAATATGAGTACAGTCTTATCTTGAAACACGTGTTGTATACCACATATTTTTTGTTTTACTTGTTTATCTATTACTTTCTCCTTTTGCATAATAATACTTGTCCGATCAATATATTGATTTTTGACTAATCCTTGTTTAATCGGTTTATTAATTACAGTTTGAATTCCGTTTGCAAAGGCACTACACGTATCGGATACAGGAATAATATAATCAATCATATTACATCGTCCACCCCATCGTTTCATCATTTTTTCGCCTAATAATTTCCCGATTTGTACACGTGCATCCAGTACAGATAAATTGTCGATTACAGAATCTACCCGTGCAAAATATATATATTCATATAGACATGGTGAGAGAATGGAAGTAGTAGTAAAGAAATGTCGTGGTGTATTATTGTGCTGTAAGGTAAATAAAATAGTTTCGCCAGGATAAATGTCTCTCACGATATCATAATCGAGTACATTCATTGCAACGGATTCACTTGCAAAAATATGTGTTTCATCTTTTTTCCCCCAAATAAGAGGACGAATTCCTCTTTTGTCTCGAATGACTACAAAACCATAATCATGAATTGTCAATAAAATGCAAAAACTTCCGTGTAAAATATCTTGCAAGTATTGAGACAATTTCTCAATAACAATTTCATTTATTTTTTCTTGTGTTTGTAATAATTCGTGCAATTTACAACTGTACAATGCTAATAGCACTTCAGAATCAGATGTGGTTGGAAATATCATATGATAGGTATTTTTCAGTATGTCTCTCACTTCATCGAGATTGATAATATTTCCATTATGACAAATACTGATTCTTCTTGGAAAATTGGTATATAAAGGCTGTATATCGTTATAACTTCTTGTAGTTGAATACTGTACAATCCCTATACAACTACGACCTGTAAATGCGGATAATATATTGTCATCGATAAAAGTGTCTCTCACTAATCCCCTTTTTTTGTAAATCATATGTTCATCCGCAATCCCTACACTATATTGTCCTCTATGTTGTACAGATAATAATCCGTCTACAACTTGATTTGCCAATTGACTATGGAATGCGTCATATTCGATGATACTATTGTCAAAAATACCTATAATTCCAGACATTAAATTAAGTCAAGTCAAATGTGTACACAGTATTATTTATATAATAGAAATAATTACAAAATATTTATGTAGTTATTTCTTTTTTTTTAGTTATTTCATATTTCAAACGGCAAATAATTACATTTTGATCAAACAAAAAGAAGAATGAGACAATATTTTTTTCTTTTTATTAAAAAGTGTGTCTCATTTGTCAGTTCAGGTCTGTCGTTTAGACCACGTTCAATGTAACCTTGTAAGCACGTTCAGTTGCGGTACCACCTGTTAGAACCGTTGTATTTTGTGAACTAGCAGGCTGAAGAACAACCTTGAAGGAGATGCTGTCGCCAGCAACAATTGGCATCTTGTAAAAACCATCATCAACACCGTTGTAGGTATATCCAGTAGTAAGGTCGTTAATTCCAACAAATCTGCTAGGATCAGCAGTGATAAGCTGGTTGAACATTTCCCGTCCAAGATTCTCTTCGGAAGTGTTGTCAGGGAGGTACTTCTTACCAGAAACATCAGGAATAAGGCCACCGAAGTCACCAGAGGATAAATCAAGGGCAGAAATCTTATTACTAATATTGGTTGCAATTTCGTCACACTTAGTGTTGATATCTGCGTTTACAGCATCTTCGTTTGTGAACAGATCAGCCCCTAGATATGTACCGAAAAGTCCAGCCGCCAAATGACGAATGAAATCCTTTCCAATAGCGTCATTAAGGACATATTCGTTTGTGGTAACAGTTCCGTTCTTAGGGTTCAGTGTATTATTAAATCCAACCCATTTACTGGAATCAACATAGTAGTAAACGAAGGAAGCATCTGAAAGAATTGGATCATCTGAACGGAAAAAGAAAGTATTTTGCAAATCAGCTGCATAAACATCTGTAGTTAGAGTGATAGTAGCATTAGATGAGATGTTAATAGCGTGGTTAGGTACCGTCGCAGACGTAGTAAGTAGCTTAGTGTTTTCGAAAGCTGTGAGAATGAGATTTACCATCTTTATATATATTGTACCTATATATTATTATTCATAAACGCCTAAATATTATTATTCATAAACGCCTAAATATTATAAATAGAATTTTAACGAACAAATGTTAGTTAGTATAACTTTTCGATTTCTAAAGCGAAAGAAAAGTCGTTTCCATTTAATTCGATTACTTCTCCAAAACGGTCCAATAAACGAATATGAAGCTTTTCTAAACGAATTGGCCCAAAATAGTTACGTTTTTTGAAGACTAAATCGGAACCATTTTCAATAATATTAGTATTATGTCCACTAGATACAGTAATCCTTGCTAAAATATTATTTCCTAGATTAGAATCTCCTTTGGATGAAATGATGGTATTAGATGAAAAATTACGTTGAAAATCATCTATTTCTAAAAAGACATATTGATAGAAACTGGAGCCATAAGATGTTTCACTTTCTAAATAGTCTGCATGGTCAATGTTCGTATAAATCGATTTTCGAAATCCCATTGTCCATCCAGCTGATTTTTGTTGTATATGAGCAGTTTTTGTTTCTCCTGGTAGTGAAAAATCAATTGTATAATTAAAAGAAGAATCGGGTTTAATAGCATATGAGGTTATACCATCAGATTTGAGGTTTCCTCCTGTTCGAAAAAATGTATGCGTTGTGATTTCGTCTACTTCTACACTTACATATTGTAACCCGCCAGATATAGAAACAAACAACTCATTTAGTTTTTCTGCAAAAACGGATGCATTATAATTACCTGGAGGAATCTCTATTGTGTGGGTTTTATCAGGGATACTATCAGGGCAACTATACGTACTGATGTAAAAAACATTACTATTATTATGACTTGAGAATCCGTACCACATATTAGGCAATTCTAGTGCAGATAATTTGATAGAAGTAACATTATTGATTGGTTCTGCTAAATGAAATATGTGATTAGTTGATACAGTATTATTATAATGTGGTCGAAATAAAGTATCAACACATAATACGTTTTGAATCGTTTTTCTATCAGATACAGGGTTTAATTCAAATTTATTATTAAAAGTAGTCATTTTATATTATTCTGAAAATATTATTTTAATTTATTCTTATATGATAAATACTTTCTTTCTTTCTTTCTTTCTTTCTTTCTTTAACACTTTTCTGTTCTGTTCGCTCATTCCCCTTGAACACGTTGCCGCGTGGTTACGACGAAATCATTATATTTTTAACAAACGACGAAATCATTATATTTTTAACAATTCATCGATTGTAAGTGTTTGAGTTGCTTTAATTTGTATTCAAAGAAGCAATCGCAAGTTTAGTGGGGTCAAACACACCAGAAGGAGGAAAACCGTACGTGTTAATATATGTCAAATAGACGGGCGGAATAGTAGCAGTAACAGAAGATTGAATATGATGATCGCCAAAAATACTTGTGGGGGCTTTTGTATTTAATCTATCAATATACTCTTGTAATTTCGGCATATCATCTAATATGTCTGCTTTTTCTTTAGTTACGTTATATAAATTCGAAGTAATCGTCAGTTCTGTATATTGTAAATATGCCCGTTGAAGACCTTTTAAAGAACGTAGTGCTGAATTCCGAATGATTTCATAATCTACATTACTATTTGTACGCGATTCATACAAAAGAGTTGACAATGTATTATAACGTTGTAATGTCAAATCTTCTCCAAGTGTTGAAAAATCCCCATCAGCATATGATGCTAATAATTCTAAAATATTACTTAAAACGTTTCGTAATGATATGTCTAATTGTCCTAATGGATTCGATATAGTCTTAAATGTAGTTTCTGATGCAAAAGGAGAATTCGCTATAAAGTTGGATTGTGTTTTTCTAAATGCATTAGACATTATACGTATATTTTAGATAGTGTTTTTTTTCTTATAAAACTGAAATAATGTACGGATTCCATTTTGTTCATTATACAAGTCTGTTAGAAACGGATCGAACAATAGCTGTTTGACTTGGGTGGAGCAATATTTCTCTCGTTTTTTCATAAATAGTTCTAAATCGAATTGTCCATCACGTGGTGTACAGCTGTTTTCTAATTCTTGTATTATTTTATGATATCCGTCAAAATCCGTTTTCCGTTTTTGTTTGCATTCATATATTTTCTCTAATGCTAACCCTAGTAATTGTTGTAATGGATTCATTAATTGATTTGTAATATAGTACGTGTAATCGAGTGGTACCTTATTTTGTACAATATATTCAGGAGTTTCTATGCGTTCTCCTAAAAGAGAACTTTTATCAGAATTCTGTACAAATACATATTTTATACGATCGCCTGGTTTGGGCTTATTTCCAGGGTCTCTGTCGCCCATTCTGTCTGCAAGTACTTTATGTGCGATTTGTTTCGGTTTTTTATATTCACTACGTAATGACTTGGTTATGGCCAGTTTCTCCATAGAAACTTGTCCATTTACTAATCGGGTAAGCATTGTATTTAAAAAGTCAATTGCTTTCTGGATATTATCAGGTTCTTTCATCAAAATGGTAAGAATACCACCATAAACATCTTTGACATAATCACACGAATCACGGCGTTTTAAAGGTAAACCCATGAATTTTAGTTTCCCTTTATTTGCATCATTTTCGTACAGCATACCAACATATCGCTTCTTAGACAGTAGAATAAAGGACATTAGTGTTTTTTCATATGCCAATTGCATTGGTGGAGGCAAGAACAACGAACATAAGTCCGCAGATTCTTGTGCGATTTCTATTGTGAGTTCTAGTGCACGTTTTCCTCTGATCGAATCTCCTGTATCTCCGTCTTCCAAGTTAAAGGTAAAGAAAACGCTATCCGTATCTCCATACACATACGCAGAACGGGTTCTAACCACTTTTGAACCATTTTTGGGATAGTATAGTGAATTACCATAAATTTCTTCAATCATTCTTTTTGCGTACATGATCATTTGTCTTCCAATAGATGTAATAGAAGCCGCCACATCTTTTTCGTAAAAGGTTGACACACTAGAACCCATTTGTCCGTACAAAGAATTCGCAGTGACTTTGTACCCTAATTGTCTTTTATCTAATACATTGGCCAAGAAAGGGTCGTCTTCACTTTCTGCTTTTTTGCGTGTTTCTTTACGGGCTTTTAGTAAATCACCAATGATACACGGAATAATACCTTCTTGTCCATTTGGAAATTGTGCCCATCTGCATACCTTTTTCCCGCATTTCACTTTTTCCTTTCTACCTAAATTGTCACTCGCGGTATATCTTTGTACAGTTTCAAAATGGTCAAATTCGGTTTCAATGTATTCATACTCGGGTAAATTGTCATATTTCAATATCGTTGTTTGCAAATGTTCACGGTTTTGTTCCGTAATTTGAATATCGTTTATTCGAACCAGTTCACCATTAAGATTGTATAGTTTCGTCCATACTTTACTGTTCGGAGATAAGTTCCATCCTTTTGCAATAGACGGATATAATGAAGAATAATCATTACACGCAACTGGGTTCTCACCATACATTGCACATTTTGGAGGCAATACTATCGCGCCTTCATACCCATCATCATTTAGTTTATGTTCCAGGTCAGGCATCAATGTATTCTTTTCACGACATATTTTTGCGACATAACTAGTAAGCTTAATACCTTGACCACGGAATACTAAGAAACTAATTGGTACAGTACAAATACGTGCCATTTCATTATACCCAGTCAATATATCGGTTTTGTTCATCAAATGTTGTACAAGATTACAATCCTGAATACAGTATTTGGCCACAATTGCACGACTTTTCGCTGATTCTTTTGATAGTCTGAAAATATCTTGGGGAGTTACATCATCTTTTGACATTCCCCATTTCAGTACTTGTGTGTTAGGGTCTATATCTGTATAATGACCATTAATCACAATGACGTTGTAGTTCCCCTTTGGAATATTATGTGGATTTGTCTCATCAACTTCCACATTTTTCAGAATATCGTGTACACGAAATTTCTTTCCTTTTTGGTAGTAGTCTACTGTAAATGTAGTTATTTCCAAATGAATGAAATCGTCTGTGTGTAATCCCATAATATTTTTACTGTACAAATGAGTCTGTTTATTACTATTTTCGTCTATTATGGGTACAATCCCTTTAATGTCATCTCGTATAAAACTCCCCGCGACATCATCCAGTTTGTAAGAAGCTAGATTATAATCACGTCGGAAATAGAATAGTAGATCAATTTGGAGTCTTCCTGATATGCTGGGATACCGTAAATCATAATCACCACTTGCTAATCGATTTTTTGTTTGTGCAAGTTCTTTTTCGTGTGTACGGAAATTCTGTTTATAACACACTTCATCTAAGATTCTGGACATTGACGTGAAACTGTCTACAATGTCTAATTCTTGAGCACGTTGGAACATGAACTCATAATCAAACCCGAATATATTATAGCCAATGATGATATCAGGATTTTCTCGTTGAATTAGTCGTGTCCATTCATTAAGACAACTGGATTCAGTATCGACGGATATTATTTCAGCGCCTACAACGGCATCACAACTACCCACTACAATGCAATGATTTTTGTAAGGTTCTTTTTCGCCATATTTCATAAATGTCGACCCGATAAAAGTGACTTCATCCCCCTTTAATTCAGGTAGTACAGTATCCATTGTAAGAGTTTCGTTGACTATTCGTATTTTATTTTCACGAGTGTATTCTGGTTGTAATAAAATCTGTACCAAAGTTAATTTTATATCTTCTAATTGTTTTTTCATTTCTTTCTTATTTTTATTGTACATAGGGGCGTGTTCTGGAATTTCGCCAATACCACTGCCAAACCCACCAATAGAGTCGATTGTATGAACTGTACTATCTTCATTGGTTTGATCATCATCATCTCCATTTTTTTCTGTGCTTTTGGTAAGTGCTTTTGAATCGTTTGCAATCTGATGTAGCATAGTTGTAATTTTCATTGTTTTTTTCTTTTTGGTAACGTCTCCGCTTGTTTTCAGTTCGTCTTGAAAGGTTTTCAAACTTTGTTTTATCAATTGCTGTACACGACATTTAATTATTTCTTTTGTGACTTTTGTTTTGGGGTAAACCACGTCGATATCTTCCATAGTGCCAAAACCAAAACCCGCCAATAATAGTTTTTTCAACATTGATTCTGCTTTGGTCGTTTGGTGTACAGTCAGTTCACCACAATCCATCCGTCGAATGAAGTAGTCGACCACTTGGGTGGCTAACCGTTTATAATCTTTACGTGGCAATGGAAAATCACCGTGACTACTACTCGCTTCAATATCAAAACTGCATATTTTATACGGTACGGGGGTTTCTTTTTGTGGTAACGGTTTTATTTGCGTAGGATTACAGATATATTCATAATCACATTTTGAAATAGGTGTTTCCATATTCGCATATTCTGTAATTTCGATCCACCCTGAAGGACAAATATTGTAAATATGTAGATACCGTAACAATGGAGGAATCTTGCTTTCGTATAAATACAATTCTTCGCTTTCCAATTTGAATTGTTTATATGTACGGTGATAAACTCCTTCGTCATCCGTATATGATGTGTACCATAGATTCCGTACTTTATTAAATACATTAATGCTGCTGAAGGTCAGTTTCACAAATTTGAACTTGGTGTCTCCTGTAAAATCATATAATTTATTATGTTCTACTAGTTTGACGGATTTCAAATTGCCTTCATAATAACCATTCAATTGTTTTCGTAGATACATTTCTAATTTGAATTCTTCTGCACTTGTCCAATGGTTTCCCACTTTCAAATAAAAGAATGGATTATAACCATCAACATGTATAAGACACGTTTCTCCGATTTCATTTATACCAAACATTTGAATACGGAATAATGCAGTATCCTTTTTCACTTTTTTGGTCTTATTCTTCTTATTTTCATCTTCGTCGGATTCAAATTCGGCTTCACGGAAATCAAACATTTGGAAATCGAATAAACGAAATACTCTATGGTTAGAATCCAGTTCAGGCATATTTGGTTTTGCCACTTTCTTAAATCTCTTCTTCGGTTTTGATAACATAGATTTCATTTCTCTATTTATATGTGTCATTATTACTTTAATTTATTATACTGTACAACAATAATCTTAATCGGTATTTTCAATTTTTTGTTAATAACTTGAACAGGAAAAATTGATTTGTTTTGTCTCAATCACTAATTGTATATATATATTTGATACAAATACGTATCCCTAACAATCGCAATTATGACTTCTGTAAACTTATTGTTCTCTTTACCAAAGGTTTTGCAAGATATTGTACTAGAATATAATGTGGACCATCGCCCTATGTTTAATTTGGTGGTTGAACAGCTGAATCGCCGTTACTTTATTGTGCGTAATTCTTCCGAAGAAGGATTAGAACAATTCTGCGACGACTGTTATGAATATATTATACCTGATGAAGTATATATGATGGTATTCATTGCTTATACACCTTTCAAGTGTTGTAACAATCTACGATGTATCAGTTCTCTTGAAGATGATATCCGAAAGCGTATGCGAAGAAATATATAAAATAGGTTAATAGTCAGTTTTTACTGTATATACATAATAAAATAATGTGTGTTAGTCGAAATAAAGAAGGAGGTGCAAAACTGTTAGAGTTTTACCAGATTACGGAAGAAAGATATAATACATTACGGAATGCAGGTATAGAAGATCACGAAATGGACGCTTATATTCGTGTAGGGTTGGATTTGAATGGAAATACAATATATAAAGTAAAACATTTATTGACATTGGAAAAAAAAAGAAAATGTGGGAGTTTATGGTATTGCTGTTGTTTTTATGGGGATAGCTAGCTTTTCATAAAAACCCCTTTTTTCTTAAATGTTGTTTCTCATCGATTTGAAAAAAAAGAAATGACCAGACGTGTTTTATCATTTGTTCTAAAGAAATATTGAACTCTCCATAAATGACAACAAAGCTACAACCCAGACCCTTTATGTGTAAATTAATAATAATTTTATAAATAATATTAATTTAATTATTTTTTATTTGCATTCTATCAAATTGTAATCTAAATCAAAACATCCTAATATACAATCATCGTCTATACAATTATTTAATAATTTATTATTTTCTAAAAATAATGTTATTGTTGTATTAAAAAAATCATATTCATTTATATTAGTTTGTTCATTCATACATGAACCGTGCTTTTCCCATTCATGTTCCCATAATGTATCATCATCACATTTGTGCCAATATTTATTCATATTTATCAATAATTCGCCTTTAGGTTTTACATAAGATACATCTTTACAATATTCTGGATATGCTGTACCATTTATTTGTGGCCATAACCCATGAATCATATACTCTGAACTACACCATTTTTGAACTGCTAATTCGTAATAATTATATATTTTATCTGAATTTATTAAAATTACATTTCCTAAAAGTACAATTATTTTTAGAATCATTATATATTATCCTATATTATAAATAAAATATGTAGTCTTATTTTTTCTTTATCACTAGTACCCCAAAGTTACAAATGCTATATCTATATCTAAAAATGGAGTGTTGGGTTGGGATTTATATGGCAAAGGTGGCCAACCAAATTTATTAGGAAAAAGTCAAATTAAATTCTAAAACGAAAATTAAAGAATTATTTATAGCACATCTAAAAATCGGCGTTTTAAATGTGCAAAGGTGTGAAAAACATTTTTTTGTTATTTTCGGTTCTTTCATTCATTCATTCATTCGTTCTTGTTATAATCGGATTGGTGGTGTGTGTCATCAACACAGTAACTTTACATTGTCGAACGATTTTATCTTTCAAGATATCGATTTTTGAGACAATCAAGTTATCCAATTTGTAAGTCGCACTTAAATTGTCTAATCCGTGCAATACCGAAGGAAAATCTTTCTGTATTGCGTCTTCTTCGTCCGCCGCTATTAAAGCAGTATTTATCACACGTTCTATAAATGTAATAGTATCTGTACGATTATCTGAGGTATACCATCTAAAAATAGGCTGAATAAAACGTGTGTCTACTTTCAACACTTTATCGACAACTGACATTTTTTCATTTTGTTTTATTTTTGAAATCAGTTTCAAGTTCAAAATGATGTCATTAACTTCCATAGTATCCGTTTTTCTCATATATAACATAGCCGACAGTTTTGTTTCGAATATTTTACTGTAATAATCATAATTGTGTGTTTACACCCTTGAAGATTTAAAACCGCCGAAAAAGACGAAAATATTTTTATTTTATTACTTTTACGACTGGTTCTGATGTTTTTGGAGTTGAACTTGGTTTTTGTCTTTTTTGGCGGTTGGTGTTTGAATCTTGAATTGTGACTGATCTTGATCTTTTATTTTCTGCCATTATTTCCTTTATACAATAACGATACAAAAAAAATGGTTTATTGTATAAAATATTTACAAAATTTTAAATTGTCAAACGGTGAATCTTTAAAATCCCATATCATAATCATCTTCTTGACATAGACTATCACCAGTCATTGATGCGATATTGGTAGCACGCATTGGGTTTCCGATAGTGACATTTTCTGCTGTACATACATTCCCTCGTGTTTCGCGTCCATCCGCGAATGATTTTTGCATTTCATCTAAATGGTCGATATGCGCTACGGCTTCGGCTACGGTATTGTTTTTTTCCATTGCGCGTAAATCCAATACCAATTGGAATGCACCTGTACCAAATGTGCCGAATTGTCCTGTCATAACATTGGACGAAACTCCACGCATATTATCGACTTGTCCATGTCTAGCGGCTTGTAACATCATTTCGGTATGCATTTCAAAACTGGCTTTTGCCAAAGGACCAGTATTATCTTTCAGTAATCCATTCCGCTGTACTTGAACCATATCTTTAGAGTAAGTCATACGATCACACAGTAGACTCAGATGGTGGTAATTAATATAAACACCGCTGAATTCCATTACTTCTGTGATTTCATTTATAATGACTTGTCTTGCAGCTTCAATGCCCAATGTCTGGAATACTTCATAAATGTCATTACTATATGTACGTTTGAAATCAACGAATGCCAACCCAAGTACTTCCAAGAAATTCGTTCCAGTAGTATCCAGTACCCAAGTATCTGTTGAAACATATTTTCCATCGGTTTTCACCATTGTACCAGGTACTTTCCGTGGTAATACTTTTACAATACCATCAATACCACGCAATATTACTTTTTTCAGCAATTCTTCTTGAAAGTGTTTCAGTATATAAATTTCATCTCCGACGTCAATGACACCTTTAAGTTTTGATGGTTTTGTCTTTGGGATCTTCATACGAATTCTGAAAATGAGATTAGAATCATTATAATCAGAGTATATACAGTATACCTTACCGTAGTAGGCATTATTGATAGCAAAGTACACATCATCCATACTAATATTCTTCTCCAACATTTCATCGGCTTTCATCACCATTCGGATAACCCATTTCGATTTTAAGTTAGACTCATTCTCATCGGTATTACTGCTACTACTGCTTGCGATCAAATTTTCGAACGCGTGGTATTGTTCCAATAGTCCACGGTCTTCTTGTACAACACTATTATGATCATTTGGGTCGAAGAATATCTGTACACCATTGACAATATTCCCTAATTGAGTATGTTCAATCATATTTGCATATTTCATAGCACGGTCTTGATGTTCTGCATCTAAAGATTTTAATTGTATAGTTAAGGAAGGATTTTTTGGTTTCTTGCTGAGTCGCAATATTTCTTCAATACGCGGTACACCACGCGTGACATTCGATTTCGATGCTACCCCAACATTATGAAAAGTATTGAGAGTCAGTTGAGTGGTAGGTTCACCGACGGATTGTGCGGCAATGACTCCCACCATTTCTCCAGGGTGTACGACTGCTTGTTTGTATTTCAAGAAAATGGTTTCCAGAAGTAGTACTATTGCCTTACGATTAAATCGGCGATGGAATAGTAAATCTTTAGGAGATAAGTAGAAATCATACAATATTTTGAATAATGCATTTGGTTTGGTATATTTGGTAAACTGTACAATACGTTGATATCCTTCATTAATCATTTGGTAAGCTTCCAATGGAGTGATATCAACCATAGATGCGCGTGTCAATTGCAATTGACCTTGAATATTGGTGATAATATGTTGGAATGCAACAGGCAGACGTACTAATTTGTCGTCTTTATGATTGAATACATTTTCGACTAATTTTGTACGGTTTTCGAGCATATCTTTGATACGGTCCAATGTCTCCGCTTGGGTGGCCAAACGTTGACGATTAATTCTAATCATAGTAGGTTTCGTAAATATAACGGCGAGTTCGTTTTTCTCTGTATTTGTCTCATTTATTCCTACAATATCGTAATGCATATATACGTCTTCTACGCTCCAATGTACAATTGGAATGACTTGCTCTTCTACTCGGGTAGAGTCAAACCCATCATCTCCATATTTGAACTGTACAATCTTACCCATATGATTACGGGCGGTCATATCATATGCAATTGTAATGTCTTCCAAAGATTTCACGATTTTACGTTGCGCATATCCAGTTTGCGATGTTTTTACAGCAGTATCAATCAGACCAATACGTCCTGCGATCGCGTGGAAGAATAACTCGTGTGCAGTAAGACCATTAATATAAGAATTTTCAATGAATCCACGTGCATTTGGACTATCGTCATATTTATTAAAATGTGGCAATGTACGGTGTTCGAATCCATACGGTACTCTTTTTCCTTCTACGGCTTGTTGACCTAAACAAGACATCATCTGTAAGATGTTAGTTACAGAACCTTTTGCACCAGAATCGACAATAGCTTTGAAACGATTGTGATCACTAATGTTGTTTCTGCCGACTTTACTGGCTTTTTCGGTTGCTTTATTCAGTATATTACTGACTTGCATTTCGAAATACTCTACATTTGAATAAGCAGTATTATTTTCGTTTTTGCCTAGATGTATACTGTGAATAAGGTCTTGTACTTGCTGTTTGTGTTCATATAGTACATTGGTAACGTTGAGTTGTGTGTTTTTATTTGCAATAAGATCACTAATACCGACACTGAAAGAACACGTTTTCATGTATTCAGTAATAATATTCTGTAGGTCATCAATAAATCGTACACACGTTTCGTTACTATAGTCATTTACAATGCGATGTAAAATGCCTTTACTACAAGAACCTAGAGTTCCTTTTTCGATTTGTCCACGAATATATGTACCATTTTTAATTTCCATAATAGCGTTACTTGTGGATGGTTCGTCTTTGTCGGCATCAAACATTTTGGTTTCCTGTTTATTGGTTAAAGGAGGCATAATCTGCGAAAGGACTTCGAATGCAGTAACATTCTGTTTGAGTTTACTAATGTCTACATTACGACACATCATAAGAAGATTCATGGCATCTTTGGGGGACATTTTTATAGAGTCGACTCCTTTTTCTGTTTTATGTGCTCTTGTAAACAAGAAACACCCTAAAAGTGAGTCCTGAAAGATACCGATGATAGGTGAATTTTTGGATGGACTGATGATTTGTTTCGTTACAACAGGCAAATGCATAAGTTCAGTTTCTGCTTGTACACTCTGGGGCATATGCATATTCATTTCATCTCCATCAAAATCAGCATTGTACGGATTGGTGACACCAACATTGAAACGGAAGGTATCTCCTATCTTCATCACTTTTACTTCGTGACACATCATACTCATTTTATGAAGACTAGGCTGCCGATTAAACAGTACATAGTCCCCATCCATCATATGACGATGTACTTTGTCACCAATATCAAGTTGTATCATTTTACGGTCTACGTGTCGTAGTGACACGTTTTCACCATTTTTGCGTTCTAAAATTTTAGCACCAGGATATTCATCAGGTCCATTCTGTACCAACTTTGTCAAGAAATCACGATTACGATCATTTACTACCACAGGTTTGGTTATATTCTTTGCTATTTTCATTGGTACACCCAATTGAGTAATAGATAAATTTGGGTCACCTGTAATAACCGATCGTGCACTAAAATCGACACGTTTTCCCATCAAGTTTCCACGAATTCGTCCATTCTTAGTGTTCAACCGACTGGAAATACATTGATAGGTACGACCAGACGCTTGTCCAATTGGACTGGTTCCACTTGCTTTATTGTTGGCAATCATAGCGACATAATACTGTAAAACCTGATGATATTTATCTATGATAATAGGTGAACCATTCGACGCAATTTTCTCTTTCAGTATATTGTTGTACTTTAGAATATTTATATAAATGTGAGTCAAATCGTCTTCACTCCTCTGTTGTGCATCGTGTTTAACGGATGGTCGTACAGCAGGTGGTGGTACAGGTAATACTTGACAGATCATCCATTCAGGTCGAGACCACAAAGCACTAAGCCCCATAAACTGTACATCATCGTCTGATATACGTTTGAACATTTTGTAAACTTTGTCGGCTGGCAATTTTTGCACAACCGTTTCTTTATGATCGTCTACAGATATATTTTCCCACACAGCTTCCATAGATGCAAAACCAATCGAACGAATCTTGTCAGGTTGTTTACAACCACAGCCGTCTTCAATAGTGTCACCACAACGAGTAACGTGTTTCATTCCATTTACAAAAGCCCACCTTTCTTCTGCCGCTAGTTCAGATACGTGTTTGTATTTTTCTTTGTCAATAAGGATTTTACTGCATTTATAACAGACACACTTTAAGATTTTTACGATTTCTTTAATATGTTGTATCCAAAATACAGGCATGGCCAACTCCATGTGTCCAAAGTATCCAGGAGTATCAATATAACTTAATCCGTCGGTTGGACAGTACAACCCTTGTTCCAAAACACCCATTTTAGGGTCAAATAAACCACCAACCGTGTCTCTAGATTGCGATGTAATTTCAACTACAGATGTCTTACGTATCTCTTCTGAAGATAACATACTGAATTGAATACCAATAATTTTGGAAGGATTAGAATAATCATTTGTTTGAACTCTTTTCATATTGCAAGACAGAAGATATATAGAGTATTAACTGTAATATAAACCTATATTAATATATAGATTGTATTTATATTAATATTGTTTTTCAATTTTCTGTAAATATAATATTAGAGTAGAGTATTTTATGCAAACAATAAGAATCGTATTAACCATAAAATTGATTTGAGATTATAGACATATTCGTAATACACATAAATATTATTCATACATTCTATATATCTCACATTTCTTTCTACAAAATATGCCTATCCAAAACGTTTCCACTACTTCTAAAGCCTCTTCTAAAAAGGATGACAACAAAGTCAAGCAATCTAAGAGACGTATTATTGAGTCGGATGATGACGATGATGATGATGACTCGTTCATTGATGACGATGATGATGACGATGATGATGACGATGACGATGACGATGACGATGACGATGA